AGTTTATCATTGTAGGTTGTTTCAAGTAAGATACTTGAACATCAGATGTTATACTTGTTGGATATACACTTATCTTAGTGTCTTCGTATAAAAATACAGGTTGTTTTTTGGTTGGTGCAAGTAATGGTGCTTTCTTTATTTTGTACCATTCGCTTCTTTCTACCATTTGAGCTTCAATAGTGTCGTTGTATATAACGGTACCTAGCCTATAAAAGTTCGGCAATGAAGCAGTTGTGAAGTGATCTACTGAAAAAGTAGGTGTAGCTATTGTTTTAAATATATCTAGTTTTTCTTCTAGGTTTTTAACTCTATTAGCATACTCGTTATCATTTTCCGGTATACGTAATTGTTGATTCAAGTCACTCATATATTTTTCAAATATACCTTGCTGAACTTGATTACCTACTTTATTAAACTCGTCTGGAGTTATATAACCTCTTTGTTGTTGGTTAAGTATTAATAAGACAGTTTTATAAACTAAATCTACATTTATAGCCATTATTTATTTTTTTATTATAATACCAGCCAGCCACGGAAAGTGACCAGCTAATATTAATATTACATGTTATTCTAAGTTTTTCTCTACTGACCTATAAACTTCTACACCTTCGTCGGTTTTAAAGTAAGCTGCCATTGCAGAGTAAGGATTTTCATCAAAAGGTACAGTCATTAATTTTCTACCGTTTGATCCCCAGGTAAATGTTCTTTGATCTTGTGACAATTTAATAATACCCATTTCAGAAGCTTTTATAGCTATGTTTCTTAATTGAACATTATCATCACTTGCTAAATCCATAAATAAATCTGGAGATTTTTTAGCAAATAACATTAAATCTCTTTTTAGTTCTTTAGTTGTCATGCTTGAAACCTTGGATCCTAGTTCTACACGAAGTATTGCTTCAGCGTCATCAATGTCCATTGTTCTAGCTGCGATCATTGCATCTACTTGAACATTTAAATCTTCTAATTCATCATGTGCTATAGCTACCGGATTATGTTCATAATACTTTTTGTTTAATAGCGGATGATATAAAGATAGTAATTTTTGTAGATTTTGTTGTTCTTTTTTAACAAACAAAGCACCATCTTTGAACATAATATGTCCTAGTGTTGATTGTCCTTTTTGTTCGTCTGCAAAAGGAGAGTTTTGATTTGTCGCGTATCTAAGTTCTCTTTGCATCCCTTTTTCTTCATCAAAATATAATAAAGGGTTCTTTCTGCTGTGTCTAGCGGATATAGTGTATGTTAAAGGTGATTGCCCTTTTACGAAATACATTCTGTCTTTAATTTCCCAACTTGGTTTAGTTGGTTCTTGTTCTTTTGGAGCAGTAATTATTTCTTGCTCTTGCACTATTTCTTGCTCTTGTACTTTTTCTTTTTTTGCTACAGGTTTTTTAACTGTAGGCTTTTTTGCATTTGCTGCCATAATATAATATAATTAAATAATTTTTAAAATGATGACATTAGCTAGCTATATATAATAGTAGTAGGCTATTGTCATATAAGAGTAATAATTACCCCTGTCAGTTCAACAAGGGTAACTACTACATAAAATTGATTGCTACTAGCTTGTGAATAACACGAAGTTATTAGCAGCTTGAGTTACTAAACATCTTTCAGATAAGAAGTGAATCTCCATCGCATCTAAATCAGAAGTAGCAGCGCCACCTACAGATCCAGTGATCCAGTTTTTCATTCTTCTATCATCAGCTTGAGAAGCTCTATATCTTACGTGTAAGAAAGGTCTTCTGATGTTAGTTCCTAATATTTGATCGTAAACTGTAGAAGTTCCAGCAGGTACTAATACACCGTCAATAGCGCTTGTTCCAGCACCTCCACGAGTAGAAGCATCGTTTAAGTATTTCCAGTCAGTTTTGTAGAAGTCATAAGAACCTCTTCTGAATCCAGAGAAACCTAAATTTAATGCCATTTCTTCAGAGTTTTCAAATACACCAAAAGAACTACCACCAGCATATACTGAACCAGCACCAACTCCAGCTAACATATCGTCAAAGTCTAAAGAAGTTTGTCTATTCAAGAATAACATGTTTTCTTCAATAGCTCCTTGTGTGTCTAGGTTTGCAAGTATTGCATCAAAGTCAGCTAATCCACTAGCGGCTTCAAATCCATCTAGTACATTTCCACGCTCTTTAATAGCCGCGAAAAGACCTTCAGTACCTTTAACTTTATCATTTAAAGTAGAAGTAGTCGATTTTAATTCACCTTCTACCATAGCCATTTCTAAGTAGTCCTCAAAACGTAATCTTGTTTCAGATTCAGCTTTCAAGTACCATAAGAAACCACCTTGACCAGACTCAGTAGCTACTTCAACCCATCCAATCTGAGCAGTGTCAGATCCATTGATTGCATACTTGTCCTTAATGATAATAGGAGAGTTAGAGTATTGAGTGAAAGAAGGCTCAACAGAAATTCTGTTTTCATCTCCAGTTCCTTTTGCATACTCAGATCCATATACGAAAATCTTAAGTGTTGGCGAACCAGTTACAAAATCGATATCACCTGGATCGGTAAATCCTAAGTTAGCTTGAGTGTATGGTTTTACAGTCAATATACCTGTTGGAGTACCAAGTGATGCTCCAGATGCTGTAACGTAACACTTTAATTCAGCTCCAGTAGCTCCGTTAGTCACTACAATTGTTGAACCTGGTGATACTACATTTTCAACACCTGCTCCTATATTGATGTCTAAAGTATCTACACCTGTCGCATCTACATTATCATAAGAAATGTGTAATCTATTTTGTTCAGACCAAATTATTTGATCAGAAGTCATTGGCATTTCAGCTCCTACCATTCTTAAGAAACCACCTAAGGTTCTGTTTCCATAACGCTCTACTTCAGCTTCATAGATTTCTGGTAAGTACTGTTGTGCAAAGTTGTTTACTGGATCGCCTCCTGCAGCGTCTCCTGTAAAGTTTAAATAATTACCTTCTAGTAATTGTTTTTTCTGTGTTGGAACTAAGCTTCCAAACTGTGGGTCTAAAGCCATAATTTTAATTTTTTTTAGTTAAATTTTTTTGTTTTTATTCTAATTTTAGAAGAATCAGGACCGCTTACTGACTTAATTTTTATTCCATTTACAAACTCACTTGAGCTAGTTTGCCTTGGCTCTGCGCTAGGATTTTTAGAACTACTAACTATTTCTTTAGTAGCATCTGTTCTTCCTTGTTCATAAAAATGATTAATAATCTTGTCGGCATTTGAAGCAATGTAAATAGCTTTGTGATAACCTTTCGTGTCTTTTATATTACCGCTATCGTCAAGAAACTTTCCTACGAAATTGTTAATACTTGATTGGTTTTCTGCAACTTTATTAGGATCTTGTAAACCGTATCTAAACTTTTTTTCACCCACATTGAAGTCAAAACCTTTGAAGTCATTAGTAAAGTAATCATTTGTTTTTGATTTAAAGTCCGAATGCTGTTGCTCAGCTATCTTCTGATCTTCTTGATATCGATTGAAAAAATCTGTTGCTTTTTGTTGTTCCTGAGTAACGCCGGGTCTCAACTTGATTTCGTCGTAATATTTACTCTTGGTTTTTTCCAAAAAGCTTTTAGCTTTTCCAACTTCTTCTTTAAACGCAATTTTCTTTTTGCGTATATCTCTTTCCTCATCTAAGTCCTCGTCGTAATCGTAGTCTTCTAATAGTAGGCTAACGTCATCTGATTCTAGATAAGGTTTTGTTTGTTTATAATATTCTTTTAATAGTGTTTTATCATCAACACTTGAGTAGTCTGCATTTAATCTAACGTAATCTTCTACTGTTCCACCTGTGTCTTCCATAAAAGTAACAAGTTTTTCTATGTTTTCTGGTAACACTCTTTGTTCAGCTGCTGGCTGAATTTGTTGTTCAATAACTTTTTCAGGCTCTTGAGCAGTTTCTTCTTCTACAATTTCTATAATACCATCTTGTGCAGTATCGTTCTGTGTATCGCTAACGACTACAACAGGCTCTTCTTTGACATCTGGTATTACTACCTTAGCAGCTTCTTCAGCTACTGGTTCTTTCACTTCGTCTATGTTAACCTTTATAGGCTCGCTAGATTGATTGCCTAAATTTTTAGGACTTGTTTTCTTGGATTTGATTTTAAAATCCCCTTCTTGTTTTACTTCTGACATAATATAATATAATTAAATAATTGTTTATTAGCTAGGACCGAACTCTTCTATTCCGAATCCACCTAACACATCATTTCCTGATGATTCAAAGTTTTTAGGTAATCCCTCTGTTTGTCTTTGCTGTATTAACTCGGACTGTTGAGATCCCTGCATTTTTATTCTTTTATCTTTTCTATCTTCAATTTCTTTTTCTTTAGCACCATCCGCATTTGCTCTTATTTGAGCTAACTGCATATTGAAATTAAACTCTTCAGCCATTAACTCTCTTTTTATTTGAGCTTCAGTTTGCATTCTTTGTATTTCAAACTGTGACTTGGCTTGTTCTATACTTACTTTCTCTTGAGTAAGTGCTTGTTGTTTTTGCACTTCTGCCATTGCGGCTTTTTCAGACGCTTGAGCATTTGCTTGTGCTTGTGCTTGAATATTAGCTTGTTGTTGTTTTTGTTCTCTTTTTATTTTTTGTTTTTGCCTAAGCTTCAAAAATTGATTAGCTAACTTTATATTTTTTATTTGCCTAATATCAATTGCGTCAGAAAGAGCAATTGATTGTGTTTGTAGAGCTACTTGTATGTTTTGTTCTAACAAAGCTTTTTCCTCCTCTTCTGGTTCTAATTCTAAATAAATACCAAAGTCATGCAGTTGCAAATTCATTAGCTCCTCAAGAGTTTTAGTATTGAATGTGCTGATAGCGTTTGTTAAAGCATTCTCCGTTAAAGGATTTTCTATAACGTCAGCTACTTTTAAACTTATATTTTCGCACGTTCTGACTGTTAAGTATAACAAAGAATCTAATACGTGCTTGGTTGCAATATTAGAAGCGTTAGCTGCCATTTTTTGTAACCCTACTAAAGAATCTTTACTAGGTGCGCTACCATCTCTTGCTTCATTTAACCCGGTTACATCTCTTATCATTTGTAGATAATACTGGTATGTACCTATTAAACTTTGTATTTTTGCTTGACCGCTTGAAGATGATAATTCCTGTACAGGCACTTTACCTCTATTTAATTCACCGTCTTGAGTAAGTGATCTACCTACAACAGAACCTGTTTGAAAGTACATGTTCAATGCTTCAGCTGGATTGTATGTTGTACCGTTGCCTAAGTCAACTTCCGCTAAACCATCCATATCTAAGAATACACCATCTGGTACTATTCTAGACATTACTTGTTGTAGTTTAAGGTGTGTTATTTGAATCATATCAGCAAAGCTAGTAATCTTACTAACTATAGACTCTATACGTCCTTTATACATTCTAGGCGCGGATATACAATAATTCATCATTACTTTTGTAGTATCGGCCGTAGGTCTTGTCATATTTTCTGCTAGCTTCCATTCTAACATAATATTTGTACCTAACACTTTTGCACCAGTATATAAAACTTCTATTGTTCTAGATATTCTTTCAAAGTTATCATTAGCTGGAGGATTAAATGTGTCAGGTTTTTCTAACGTCTTTTCTAATCCTTGATCTGTTTTCTTTATTTTAAATACTTGGTCTGAATATGTTTTGTATTCAAAGTATAAAACTTGAATAGTATTAGCATCGTAATTACCCCAATTAGTTACATACTGGGAATTACCCGGCATATCTTGTATTTTTTCTAACTCAGTTGGTGATATTGATGGAAATTGTTTTTTAAGTTCTGATAAAGATATAGATTTCACCTCGCCTACATAATATACATCTTCAAAGTTTGGATCCTCTGTGTATGAATAAATCATATTAGCAGGATCAACATAATCAGTAACAATTCCTTCTGATTTGTTAAATGATGTTTTAACAGCCCCAATACCTATAGTTGTTAAATCGTGAGCTAAACGTTTTTTTATTTGGTTATATTTGTTAAACTCTAAGACATTGTTTATAACTTCTTCTTCAGCGATTTCAACATTTTGTTTAGCAGTCATCTGTAAGTGTACATCTAACTCTTCTTTATCTTCAGGTAATTGATCTAAGTTTCCCGTAAGAGCCATATTCATACCTAATTCTTGCTGAATGTTTTCAAGCATAGGTCTTGTATTCATATCCTGCTCCACGGCTGCCGCATAATCAGTCCTGCTTTTTACAGAAAAGGGATCTTGAGCAAACGCATTTATATCATATGACTTGTTTGACATTCCGTTTACAACAATATCAACAAACTTTGATATAACCGGTATAGGTTTCCAATCTAAATTAAGATAAGATAAATCACCATTTATAGACAACTCGTCTTTATACTTTTGTATTGATTGCTCCCCTCTTGCATATAACCGTAATGAATGAAAGCTATTCCAATTATTTAAATATCTATTACCGTTACTCCTTCCTTGGTTGAACCATTCCTGTTCAATAGCTCTAGAGACTTGTAAACCGTAATCATAACTAGCTTTTACTTCGTCGCTAACAACCTGGTTAGGAAAAGAACTATCGGTATTTGTTTGTATTTTCATTTATCTTAATATTTTAGACGTAGAACCTCTATTGTCATATCTTTTAATTCCTAAATCGTAAACCTTTTTTTGCACTGGGCTAACCGGTGCATATAAGTTTTTGTTACAAGCCATTATCGCTAAACCAGAACTTATAGAAGCATCATGCTTTGTTCTATTGTTTATATTGAATTTACCCCAGTCTTCTAATGTTCTTTGAAAGTACATATCACCATAACCGGCTTCCGTTCGCCCAACACAAGTTTCTATATATGATTCTATAGCTGCTGCGTGTGCTTGTTTTATATCTTCACTGGAGTTTGGTATACCACCAATTTCTTTTTCAGTTATAGATAATTTGTTTAATCTTTTATCAGGTCTGTTCATTGAAAAGCCTCTATAACCTCTTCTTTTAAAATGATACAGTAATCTAGGTTTATTGTTTTCCGCAAGTATTGGCATACCATAAAATATGCAAGCCATTAATACATCTTCAAAAAATATCTCAGCAGTTTGAGGCCTAGCTATATATTCTAAAAAGAATCTGTTAGGCGGAACATCCTCCATGCTAAACTTAGTTAAACCGTGTAAGGCTCCATTAGAACCTCTCTTATCAACTGTACCTGATATATCATAACTGTCACACCCAAAAGCACCACAGTGTTCGTTACCTGGATATTTTGTATTACCTTTTACTATAACTCTATTTTGCATTTGTACAGGTGGTACCCAACTAATGTTAAATCTACCGTTTTTGTTTGGCACAAATATAACCTTAGTATCTTTAACACCGTTTTCCCACATAAAACTTCCAGTGGTTATTATCGATGTATTCCTAAGGTCTTCGTTATAATCTATTTGTTCGTATATCTTTGTTAAGTTAAACAGAGATTGCTTTGCTTCATCTCTAAAAGCGTGTTGCTCTGTTCTTGGAAACTGACGGTAGTATTCGTTTAAACCATCTTGATCCCCTTTTAATCCCTCAACTTCATTATTCCAGTATTCAATTACACCTTGCTTTATAAGTGATCCGTCAGGCCCTTCAACTGGTTTTTTTGGCGTTTCAAATACAGGAAATCCATAAGAATCAATGTAGCCTTCGTAGTTCCATTCCATAGGAATGAACAAGCTATAGAGTCCCGAACGAGTCTGTCCATTTGCATTTCTTTTTGTTGCGTCGGAGTCATAATATAGTTTTTTAAAGTTCTCACCACCCTTATCTAAAGCATTTGATGTTGAACCCATCATACACTTACCTATAATTTTTGAACCTAATCTCAAACAGGTTTTTGTAACCCTCCAGTTATTTAATATGTTTGTAGGTCTTTCCCATTTACCACTTTCATCGTGAACTAATAGTTTTAATTTTTCACCGTCGTACGAGTTGTCCCCGGTGTTCTTCCAGTCGATCGTGGTATCGAGACCGGTAATCTCTTGGATCTTTTCGTTCGTATCAAGCTTTTTTCTCGTAAATTTGGACGCCGGGACTCTATAGGCGAGTTCTGTTTTTGGCCTATCCATACCGTCCTGGATTGGTTTGAAGAAGAACGGGTAATTAACCGAGATGGGTACAACTTTATCTGTGAACATCTTCTTTGCATCTGGACCAGACTTTGATAAAATGCCGAATCTGGAGTCTGTTGATATTGTAGCTTGATTAACCGTTTCGCCTGAGGCCATGAAAGAAAACCCTGACCGTCTGTTCTTAAGATAGCACATTCCGTAACAACGAACATCTGATTTACAAGCTTCCCAGAATATAAAGAATAATCTGTTTGATTCCCTAAAGTCTGCTGCCCCAACATCAATCTTGGACCACTGCAAGTACATGTAGTGAGTACCAGTAATATAAGAAGGCTTGTCTTTATTAAAAAACCAAAAACCTTCTTCACGCCTTTTAAATTCTGTATCAATATAGTCATACCACTTTTCTTTAAATTGTGAAGGGTATTCATCCCAATCAAATACCGATTTTATTTTTGAAAGCTCTTTTGGGTATCCCATGTGTTTCCACTTGTCTCCTTCAAATTTAACAACATCATCTTTTTTTGGCAATGCTATTTTTACTCCTTGTATTTCGTAAATCTCTCCTATCTGTCCAGTTCTACTAATTACAACTACATCATGTTCTTCGTTATAGCCGTACTCCCATTTCTTATACCTGTTTAACCTTTTTAATATCTTAGGTTTAATATAGTCTTTTAATACTGCTACTAAGGTTTGTTCGTACATTATCTAGATCTTCCTTCTGCAAAACCCCTAAAAGCTTTTTCTTCCTTAGCTTCTTTTGGGTTTTCATTTAATCTTTCATCTTCCTCTTCTATTCTAGCAAGTATTTCAAAAGCATCGAATATAGCTAATTTTTTAGTTGCGGCAGCATTTTTAAGTCTGTCAGCTGATAAATCATCTTCTGAGTCAACGATCTTTTCTTCTGCCACTTTAATTAACTCCTTAACTGCTTTTTGCCCAGCTAGGATTATACTCTTCTTGGTATCTTTTGTGTTCATACTTAATTACAATATCATTAGATTTCATACAATAAACTCTTTGATCATCTATTATAAAATCCCATTCACGACCAGGCGTAAACCCTACCGTGTCTCCTGGATTGATATTAAGCGCTTTTAAAGAACTATTACCTATTTTTAATATACCAATAAGTTCTTGTTCTTTTTGTGATCTTAAAGTGTCCTTGTTTTTTAAAGGCATTACAAAACATCTGTCTCCAAATGATTTCCAATCCCCTGTATTTTTATACAAATATATTTGATCTGCTGAACAAAAGTGTAAGTCATCTTTAAAATGAGATCTACTTCTCTTCTTATTACCTCGGATATCATAAAAAACTCTAAATACATTATGATGTATTATTATGATGTCTCCTTTTTTTATACTTGTTTTAAAAGCTTTTGGCGTTTCAACTACTATAGCTAAATTGTTTACAGACTTAAAGTCTTCAATTTTAGTATTTAGTATTAATGTAACGTTGCCTAGCTTTATTTTGTTATCGTATCTATCGCCAATAGGCTTGACAATAAAATCGTATAGACTTCTCATTTAATATTCTAAATCATACTCAACGGATATTGCCATGTTAGAGTTAAACTTCTTCCATGGCATCACCTCATTTCCTTTCTTTATGTAAATACTGTAAGAATTAGATTGCGTATCGTGTAATATGCAATCTATAGTATGCCCACCATAAACGCCTTGCCCTACTGAATAGTGCATAGCGTCATTCTTATAGTCAGAACCTATACTTATTTTTCTTACAACAGAGCTCATTATTCTGCTATTTCAAGAGTTTTTGTTTCTACTTGCTTAGCCTGTTCATAAGTACCATCAACCAAGTTTACAGTAATGTCACCATATTCTTTTCTGATTGAAGCTTTGATACCGTCTAATTCTTTTGCAGCTTCAAAATGTGCTGCTAGGTATTCTGCTTTTCTTGCCTCTAAAAATCCTACCTCTGTAAGTATAGAATTCATTTTTCCTGTTGCGTCTTTAATAGACTTTAATTGTTCGTTTGTTAATTTTCCCATTTTATTTAATTTAATTTATACCTATATAATCACCTACGCTTAGGTTATTTTACATTTTATTTTTTTTATTTATATTATGCAAAATAAAGTTTGTGTTTTTTTAATTTATTTTCTACTAGCTTTTCAATATGTTCTTCTCTTTTTGATGTAGATATTAAATGTGTATAACCATATTTCGCAGCATCTTCATCACTAATCCAATCTTGCGATGAAATAGTTTCAACTTTAAAATTATAATATTTACATAAATTATATATTAAAAATTGTTCAAAAAATATAGGTTTTAAATGTCCGTGGCATTTATTTTTTTTGATGTAATCTATCGCTAAATTGTACCATTTATCTAATATAGATAAATCATTAAAACATATTATACCACAGTTATACGCCCTTAATTTATCTAAATCACAATATTTATTTAATTTATAATTATTTATTTTTGCATCATCCATTAATGGTCTATAAAATCCATTGAAATTTCCATCTGATTCTATACTCTGAAAACAAGCTGGGGCATTTAATAATTTAATTGGTGGTTTTTTAAACCAAATAACATCAAAATCCTGGTGCATAAAAGGTTCATCTTGAATTTTACAAGCGTATAACTTTCCTATTGACCAATTCTCTTTTGGTATGTTATTTAAACAATCAAGCTCAACCTTAACGTCTGTAAATGGCAAATTTAACTCTTCAATTAAAAATTTATAACCTTCTTTATCTGTAACAAGTTCTACTTTATCAAACCATTTTTTGCTATTTAAAACAGATAACTCAGCGCAATTTGCAAATGATTGCTTAGAGTTAAATCCAACAAATTTATCATTCATTGGCTTTGACCATTGACTATAAACTACTTTGTTCATTGATTCAAATTATTTAATCCTATACCAGAGCCACTATAATAACTTTGTTCTTTTATTGTTTTTTTATTAATTGAAAATATTAATTTTAAAAACCTACACACAAGATTAATTAATATGTTTTTTATTCTATTCATCTTTGAATATATTATTTATTTTTAATATCAAAAATTTGGTTTAGGCAAAGTCCAAGAAGTTGCATTAGAACTAAAATCAATAAATCTAGTAGTCACATTACTCACATCCCAAGAACTTAAATCTTGATTAAAAGAAGTTGCGTATAAAAACATTTCATTCATACGAGTTACACTACTAACATCCCAAGAACTAATATCTTGATTAAAAGATGTTGCGTATGAAAACATATTTTCCGTATCTGTAACATTACTTACATCCCAAGAACTAATATCTTGATTAAAAGAAAAAGCTCCGTTAAACATACCTCTCGTCGTAGTCACATTACTCAAATTCCAAGAATTAATATCTTGATTGAAATTACTGGCATAAGCAAACATCTCATACATATAAATCACACTACTCACATCCCAAGAACCAATATCTTGATTGAAAGTGTTCGCAGACATAAACATATCACCCATATTAGTCACGCTACTAACATCCCAAGAACTAATATCTTGATTAAAAGCTCGTGCTGTTTTAAACATCTGATACATACTAGTTACATTACTCACATCCCAACTACTTATATCTTGATTAAAAGAATAAGCTGTTCTAAACATAGAATTCATAATAATCACACTACTAACATCCCAAGAACTTATATCTTGATTAAAATACACTGCCCTATAGAACATTTCCCCCATATCAGTAACATTACTTACATCCCAATTACTAATATCTGAATTAAAATTAGTTTGAAAAAACAACCTATACATATTAGTTACATTACTCACGTCCCATAGCTCTACATCTTCAAGTAGTCCATTTTCGTAATCTAAAATAGCCTGTCTAATATTGCTATTATTTAAAATAGGTAAACCTTCGTTATTAAGTTCCAGATTGCTTTCACCAATACCAGTATTACCATTACTACTTGTATAATAATAGCTAGCTGATTTACCAGCAATCCTATTAGCCGCTGTAGCAGCATTAGATGCGCTAACGCCTATACCTATACCTAGACTAAGCCCCATATTATTTTACAGCTATAATATCCGATACAGTAGTGTTAGCTCCTGATATGATAGAGCTTACTATAACAGGTA